GTCTTCAAATACAGAATTTAACATGACGGCTCCTATTATTGTTCGCAGTGAACAAGAAGCAGACACAGTATTACAGATGGCCAACTTTATGAGGGGTGCATTAAAGATGGATTTCGGTATGCAGTCAGCAAATGCTGGATTACCCCCACCGATATTAAGGTTAGATGCACATGGTATTTACACAAATGTTCCCGTGCTAATAAGAGACTTTACGTGGAACTTAGACTCTGATATTGACTATATTAATACAAGAAGCGGCGCAAGAGTTCCAGTACAAAATATGTTTGTTATGTCATTGACTACAACATATTCTCCAAAGAACGTTAGAGAAAACTTTACTATGAATGATTATTTGAATGGGCGTTTAGCTAGTAAGGGGTATGTATAATGGCATATGATCCAACTTCACCGTGGAAGAAAACTGCGGTAATAAAAAATAAAGTACTAGACATACAAAATCCTGTCTACTTACAAAAAAGTGCGTTAGACGAAACGTATACTATACCACAGAACTACAATCTTAGACCTGATTTGTGTAGTTATGACCTATATGGTACTTCCAAATACTGGTGGGTTTTTGCTAAAAGAAATCCTGATACTATTCAGGACCCGATAAACGATTTCACAGCGGGTACTAAAATTAAAATACCTAGCAAAAATCAATTAGACGAAATGAAGTAGTGTACAATGGCAGTCAGAAGCGTAAGAAATAATAACCCAGGTAACATCAGAAGCAATGCAACAGCATGGCAAGGTGCAACAGGTGGCGATGGTTCATTTGTTTCATTTGCTACGCCTGAGCATGGAGTAAGGGCTTTAGGCAAAACGCTAGAAACTTACCAAGATAGGCACGGACTAACTGATGTAGAGGGAATGATTCAACGTTGGGCTCCTCCTAATGAAAATGATACATCTGGATATGTAGATTTTGTAGCAAATAAAATGGGAATAGATAAAAATACTCCTATTGATTTATCTGCTAATCCAGAACTAGCAGAAAAAATGGTAAGTGCAATGATTCAAAAAGAAGGCGGAAATGAAGCATCTGCCTATTTCGCAGACAGTATCGGTACTGGGTTGGACATGGCATATGGTAATATACCTGATAGTTCTCCTGTTATTGATGATGATACTCAGCGTGATTTATTTTCAAATGGCGAACAGCTTAGTGAACCCCCAACTCAAGGAATTGACGATACGAGAAGCCTAAAAAGTAATGCGATATCTGGTTCAGGAAGTTTGTCCAGTTTATTAAAAAATATGGAATCGAATAATTTATTTTGGGAAAATGAATTAGATGCGTTTGAACATTATACTTACAATTTAGATTTGTTTGTTGTTAACCAACAAGAAGCAAATAAGTTTCTTGCCTATGAACAGACTCCACAACTTATAGACGATGTGGTAAACGATGCTTGGCCTACTAACAACATGAATGTGATTACGATAGCAAGAACGGGCGTCACCACAGAATTAAACATTACAGATTTAACTATCACTAGTGTCGGTAACGGAACTGGTTCAGCATCAAAAATGGCAGGTACTGCCACTAATTTACAATTTACTATCAGCCAAGTTGGCGGAACTTCTTTGCCTGATATGTTACAAAACAGTATTTTATTGTGCGGATATCCTGACTTACAGAATGCAATATTCTTTATGAAAGTACGCTTTAAGGGTTATGATGAAAGTGGCAACCAAGTTAGAAACTTACCCGCTACAAAAATATTCCCATTTGTTATTACAAAATATAATGAACTACAATCTCAAACAGAAAGTAAAGGTACAAACTTAATATTAGATGGTACAATCGTAAATGATAAAGTAGTAGCTGATACTGAACTGTCTCAAATGGATTATAACTTTGAATTTGATGTTGCGGCTACCTTAGAAGAAACACTAGACAACTTCTTTAAAAAACTAAATGCAAAGATAGAAGAAAAAGCAGTAACGTCAAACTCAGATTTTATTAATGAATATAATTTCGAAATGTCTGACGATTTTAAACAAATGTTTGGTCAAGGCCAAATGACTTCTCCGGATGTTCCCAATACTTCATCTGGAAATAATGAAACATCTGAAACAGCTAGTGTTAAAATAGGACAGCAAACTGGTGTTATAACGCCTGGTTCATCTATATATAATGCAATAGAAAGTATTTGTTTAAACTCAAGTTTAATTAGAGAAGCACTAACTGATGATTCTCCTCAACTATCAAACTTGTTTAGAGTTCTACCACATGCAACACCTAAGTTAGGTGGCTATAATGTATTGACAAGTAAACAAACTTATGAAGTAAATTATTTTTTAACTGTGCAAAAAAGTTTAATAGTACAAAATCAATCACACAACGCAAAGCTAACAGAAGATACTGCAAAAGTTTTAAGAAGTATATTCTTAGAAGGTCATTGTAATAAAAGATATTACTATCAATATACTGGTAGGAATGAACACATATTAGATTTAACTATATCACTGGATAATCAACTTCAAAAAGCATACGTAAAACCTAGCGATACCTACATGGCAAATGGTTTCTTAGAAGCAGTTGGAGATTGGCGTACACAAATCGATGAAAGAGCCCAACAGAAGCTAACAGAACTGGAAGAAGAGTCTGGAACATTGGGTGAAACACTTAGAATGCATAGAGCAAACGCTCGAACACTTGAAGGACAATTTGCAGACCTTAGTGCAGAAGTACGAAACGAATTCAGAGACAGACTTATGAGTCGTGTTGGTGGACCAGGAGAGGCCGCCGAAGCACAAAAAATATATGAACAAATTCAAAATGCTGATGCAAATCAAATGATGAGTATGTTTGATGAAGATTCACAAGAGTATGAAATTCTTCAAGATATTATGAAGGGAGAAGTTCGTGAAAATCGTAACAAGCTATTTAATCAAATACAAGATTCAAACCAAAGTCAAAATGATTTACTAAGAGAAGAAAAAGAAAATGAAATTGCACAAAATGACTTAATGCGTGAGGCATTGGGACAACTATACTCAACTAAAATTATTGAAAGCACTTCAACCATCGGAGACAATTGGAATGACTTGGGATTATTCCCTGGCAGTGAAGGACAGGAACTTATACTTACTGAAAATTTAGATAAAGAAATGATTAGTAAATTAAGTCTTGACCAATTTGATAGTTTATTAAAAGCACTTGTAGAAAACCCAGTTAACTTTTCACGTATTACTAAATCATTATTAGAAAATCCTACTAACTTGAATGTTATTAAATCGGCTGACCAAGAAGATATTGAACTTGCACAAGCAAAATATTATGAAGGAAGAAATAATAATTTAAGTATGATGAATGCACAAATGACTATCAAAGGAGACCCATATTGGGTAGATAGCGTGTATTCTCCTTCTATGATAAAAGCAAAATACGGCAATGCAAATGCACTTGATGAATATAAAATGCATTCTACGAATATTAATGGAGTAAATTATCTTATCTTAGTTACAGATAAAGCAGAAGGCGTTTATTTAAATAACCCAGAGAGAGTAGGACTAGATGCAGAAAATTATGATGGAATAAAAAAGACACGACTAATGACTAGTGTATATTCTGTTAACTCAGTTATTAGTTCATTCAGTGGTGGATTATTTACACAAACATTACAAATGGTAAAGATACCAGCGGCGGAAGAATTTCAAACAGTAGATGCAGTACTAGGAGCTCCTAATCCAGAATTAATGTCAGACGGTTATTTTCAATTACCAGTACAAGATAGATTAGGACTCAATGATGGAGGCGATGCTGTTGTGAATCCAAATGCAAAAGAAGACGCGGAAGCAAAAGAATTTGCAGATGATATAGTTGCACCACAGGGCGCAGGTACTGGAATAACACCAGAGGGCGATGTGTATGTAGTTGATATAGATGGTGCGGGACCGCATGCGGTCATGGCATTACAAACTGCAACAAATAACTTTCTTGAACCTTCAAACCAAAACGATTACGCAGTTCCAAATGAATCAGTTGCAAAACAATTAGCACTTGCTAGACAACAGGCCGAGGGACTATGTGCATTAGGTCATGAACAATCTTGTATTGCGGTACAACAATCTGCACAAAAGATTGCAAAAAGATTAGCAGACGATTATCAAACAGGAAATGAGTCAGTATCGGATGCAACTCGAAATGCTTACAATGAAGCCATAGACGAAGGTTATACTGTAACAGCACAAACTATGGCAGAGATAGACCACGCACTTGAGGCAACTGAAAATGCAACCGTGGGAACAACTGTAACAGGATTAGACCAAGAAGCACTAACTAAGGTAAACGAAGCAAATCGAATAGAATCAGAACGATACCTTAAAGGCGAGGATGATATTATAAAAGATCCACAATCAATAATGTCTGATTTAGAAACGATAGATGTGAATGACCCTAACACAACCAATGCAGAAAAGGCGGCAAGTATCAATGGTGCCGCGTCAATTCTTGACGGTACTGTTCCAATAGAAAATCACGGACATCAGGTAAACGTAGAAAGTTACCGAACAGGACTTGGCACAAGAAATTATTCAGTTGATGTTGGGCTTAATACTCTTACAGTAAACGAAGCAGACAAAGTTTCAGCATTGAACCAAAAAGCCATTAATATTATCGATGGCAGAAGTTTACATGATTTAACAGACCAAGAATATTCGGAAGTCAAAGCAATAGAAAGCACTATTGATACAATTACAACAAACGCAACCTCAGGAACTAGAGGAGAGGCAATAGATGCATTGAAGAAACAAAAGAAATTAGAGTTGCTAAATGAAAAAGAAGCAGAACTAAAAGACACAGAAGAAAGATTAGAGAGTTGGTATTGGACAGAAGCAGGAAGAGAAAGTGACGAAGAACTTGCATCTAAATTACAAACCGAAGTAAATGATATAAGAAGTGATTTAAGTTCAACCGATGGTGTAACTACTGGTATAATACCAGTTGAAGAAAATGGCGAAATTAAATATGAAAATGTTGCAGTACCAATCAAAGAACCAAATGCTACTGCACCTATAATAGTAGTTGAAACACTTGGTGATAGGACTGGCACATCAATTTCTAACAGTAATATAGTTGATGCAATATCAGACGGAGAAGTGTCTGCTTCACAAGTTGCACAATATACTAATGCAAAAGATGTGTACAATGATATATTAACCAAAGTTGAAGCGGCACCAAGAACAACATTAACAGAAACTTTTGATGGAGAAACTTACACCTCGCAAGTATTAGATTACAGTGCAATTGGTCCTATAACATATAGAGACTCTTCAGGAACAATACAAACGATAACAGACCCAGTAACACATTTTGGATTAGTCGATTCAACTGCGCCTGTTGGATCATTTGAATATTATAAACCTGGACTAAACCCAATGAATTTAAAAAATACAATAGCCAATGAGTACCCAGATATTGCGGTAACAACTGCATCGGGAGTTGCAAATGAAGATAGTAGAAACCCAGAAACTGGTGCATTGCAAATAGGCGTTCGATTTAATGCCGCTGATTTTGTGATAGTTAACCCACCAACGCCGTAGGAAATAGAATGAAGACTAACGAATTTAATAATGAGTATTCAACTTTCAGTAAGTTGTTTGATGATGGAAGACATGATATGGATAAAACATATTATACTCCGTATACCATTGACCCTAAATTTGGTGAACAAAAAGAAGTATGGCCTAATGCTTGGCCTACAAGAACAGACTTAACAAATTTTGAAGATTTCGAAGAAGAAATAATTCCTATATTCGGTGATAGTTTTATGTTTGGCGATGGGTTACCAGAGAAATGGTGCTTGAGTGCGTTATTGAATAAAAAAGATAAAAATAAGTTTTGGATAAATTTAGCAAAACCTGGTTCTGGAAACGAAACAATAATGCGAAGATTAGAACAATGGACAAATGAACCAAAGTCTAAACAGACAAAAACTATTGTGTATAGTATGTCCTCGATGATGAGACATGCATGGTATATGAACATTTTGTCACCTGGTATAGACAAACCAACTAAGCCAATATACAATGAGCTACTAAGAGCTTGGGATACAAATGCAAATATTAATCCAAATTTAGGAATAAGAAAAATGCCGATAGTTGATCCAGAAATTCTATGGGAACTACCAGAAGCATCGCAAGAGTTTCATACAAATTTTAACAAACGTAGTGCAAAAGCCCAAAAAGCATTAGACGAATCTTGGGCGGCGCATATGCTACATATTAATACTAATGCAAATTCTTTTATTAAAAATGTTGAGATAATATTAAGACGATTGCATTGGTTAACTCTTGCAAACAAATGGAATATTATATTTGTTAATATAGGATTTTGGGAACAGTATAATATTTTACCAGATGCAATGGAATTGGCAAATAAATACATAAATGATATGAATACTTTAGACAGAAAAGTAGAAATTATCAATACACCACTTGATTATAGTAGGCTAAGTTGTGGGCATTTTGATGAAATTGCGAATAAAGATTTAGCTAAAAACATACATCAAGCGTATAGGAAAATAAACAATGGCTAATCAATCTACTATAGGAAACAGTCTTGCAAAATCTCTTTTGAGCAATCGAAAGTCGCAAGAAAATCCTATTTTACAGAATATTAAAAGTGGCATATATAAAGCCATAACTGTTGGAGGAAAACCAGATCCAGAAGGACGAGGACGTATAGCGGCTTATGTTCCTAAATTGGGCGGAGATCCAGATGAGCCAATGTATTTTATGTATGCAAGTTCTTTCGGAGGCTCAAACTCTCAAGGTTCATATGGTATGTTCTCTGTCCCACCAGATGGCGGAGTTACTATATTAGTTTTCTTTGCAGATAACGGAAATCTAAACGAAGGTTATTGGTTCGCAGTTGCACAAGAAGTTCCCGGCACTGTACCAGGTGGTGCGGCAGGTACTGCCAATCCTGACGGCAGTGGAATGGGTGAAGGAATTGCCAAAGATGTTAAAGTTGCAAAGTCTACACCTAACACATTAGCAGAATTACAAAATACAGATGAAGCAGACCAAGGAAATTCTAACAGAAATGTAAACTCAGCAAGTCAAGGTATATTTTCTGATAATAAACGAGGACAATCTACTGCAAGTCCATTACGTGATGCAAACTATGAAACAACGCAACACTCAAAAGTTTATGGCTGGACTACACCAGGTGGTAATGGAATTACAATGGATGATGGGTCTGTCGGAGACGATGGCACAATACACCCTAATCAAATTAGAATTTCGACAGGTTCAGGCGCACAAGTTATTGTTGATGGCACAAATGATTTTGTATATGCAATCAATAGTTCAGGTTCCGGTTGGGTTGAAATTGGAGCAGATGGTGAAGTGATGGTTTATGCTGAAGGATCATTGTCGATGCGTACAGAAAAAGATTTCAATCTACGTGCAGATAAAAATATAAACCTTGAAGCTGGTGAAAATATTAATCTACATGCTATAAACAATTATAATATTAACGTAGATAATCAAATGCATACTAAGACTATTGGTTCGCAGTTTTATGAAAGTGGTGGGTCACTACATCAGAAAGTTGAAACAAGTATGTATGTTTCTACAGTTAATGGCAAGCTACATCTTAATGGTCCTATGGCTTCTATCGCTTATGATATACCATTAGAAACACAACCAGATATTCAGAATTTAGAAAACACAGTAATTGAAAAAAGTATTATACCTAAATTCCCAACACATGAACCTTTCTTGCGTGGTACAGAAACAGTACAAAAAGCCGCAGATGGGTCTACGCCTGGCGAGAATAACAACGAAACACAAAACGCTGGTAATGAAATAGCAAGTGATCCAAATAGTGCATCTGGACAAATGGATGCCGCAAATCAAGATTCAAATGAAACATCAAACGAAGATGTTCCTGGGCTTCCTCCCGGAGAAGGCTTGGCATCTATACGTGCAAGTAATGGAGTAGGCTGTCAGGTTGCGGCAATATTCCAATCTAACTTCCAAGGATTAATTGATGATTTAGAAGCAACCGGATACGTTATTAAAACATTGGGCGGTTACTGTAATAGAAATCAAAGAGGTGGTTCAAGACCTAGCTTCCATGCAATGGGAGCCGCAATAGATATTAATGCATATGCACCAAACGGATATGCACGAACAAGACCAGCTGGTTGGAATCCAGGTGTGACTAGAGGCGCAGACCAAGGCTGTGACTTCCCACTTAACATCGGTGAGATAGCCGCAAGGCATGGTTTAGGTTGGGGCGGAAACTGGAGTGCTCCATGGGATCCAATGCATTTCTCAGCCGCAAGTGCAGAAAGAGGCGCATACCGATTAACTCGTTCATACAGTGTAGCAGATAGTTCTTCTGTTACAGGAACAACCGCAGTGAGGTTAGCGTAATGTTATTTGATAAAAGAAAAGGGTCATTGCTAAATTATATTCAACTTCCGTTGAATGTTGTAACTCCTAATGGCACTTATTTAGGTACGGGCTACAAAGAAACCGGTGAGCCTACTTATATATTATCACACGTTAGATTGACATGCTTTCCAATAACAGATTTAATATTCAGTGAAATGAGTAAGAATGCAATCATTGATACAAACAAACCTATGTTAGAGATAACAGATGATACTGTTGGGTTTGGTTATAAAATAACAAATACAGAAAAGCGTTATGGATATATAACCGTTGCCTCACAGAGAATAGACATAGGTACAGGCAAAATTACAAAACCAATGGCAAACTTTATATTAGAAAAGCAATTACGTAATATAGGAAATGTTTTAGAAAAGTTTGTTAAGAAAGAATTATCTCAACCACAATTTGATGCATTGTTATATTATTTCTTCAATGAAGGCGTTGATAAAATTGAAGGACATCCTATCATTGCATTGATTAATAATGAAAAATGGTATAATATTACAGATGAAATTCAGACTAATATTAAAAAGAATAACGGCCAGATTAATGAAAAACTAGCCGCTATGAAAATTAAAACTTCTAAGATGTGGAGTTTTGTTCCTGGCTTTAGTTAGGCTACCTCTTTAAAACCAAAATTAGCAACTACTGATTGCTTGCCATCTTCATCTTCCACAATGTCACCAACACTAACACTGTACATACGAGACAAACGCTCAATGTCTTCTTCTGGGCCCATGTTCCCTACATGAAACACGCCCTCTAAACTATCAGCAGTGATGTTACTAACATGCGTGTAGTATCCACGATTGAATGCATCCCGGGCAACCATACCTGTGTCATTCTTTGAAAAATTCATATCTAATTTCAATGATTGCTTATGAACAGCATCATGTCCTTCTTCATTGATTAAATCAATTTCTGCATCTGTAAGATGAATTTGATATAACTTGTATTTCATATTAGTAACCTCTCTGTTGATTATGTAATTAATATAACACGATTCGCTAGTTTGTCAAGTTTTAGTCTAAACGTGAACCACAAGAAGCATTAAACCCAGCAGAAGACATTACATCTGCATATGCCTGAGCACCTGCTTCTTTAACATCAACATTTTGTACGTTAACTTTACCTGGATTCCAGATTTGCCACGCTTTGCCAGTCCAATCTTTTGAAAATCCCATAGATTCTAACACTCTACGTTCTTCTTTACCTAGCTTAGTATTGCCCTTATTTTCAGGACGAACAGTAACCCATGCAAAACCACAGGGATAATTGTCCTTACCACCTAGTTTTGAATTGAAATAATCTAAAGAAGCCTGATTTGCTTTTGATTCTGCTAACACACTTAGTTCTTTTACTGTCATTGTAGTCATATTTAAACCCTCTCTTTATTGAATATACTATTATTATACTACGATTCGCTAATCTGTCAAGTTTTTAGCCATAAAAAAACGGGTTAAATTGCATTTAATTACATTTTAACCCGTTAAGTATTAGACTACTTACTGATTTTCAGGTCTTTCATTGATAATTTTATCAATTAACCCGTATTCTAGTGCCTCTTCTGGGCCCATGAACTTATCACGTTCCATATCACTATAGAAATCTTCATAAGTTTTGCCTTTAGAGTTATGTTTTACATAGATACTAGTCAAACTTTCTTTAACTTTTAAGATTTCTTTGACTTGAATTTCCATGTCAGTTGCCTGTCCACCGGCGCCGCCACTTGGTTGATGTATCATGTGTCTTGCATGAGGTAACATAAATCGTTTGCCGGGAGCTCCCGCAGTTGCCAATAATGAACCCATGCTACATGCTTGACCTAAAACCATTGTTGAAACATCTGGTTGAATGAATTGCATAGTATCATAGATTGCCATTCCGGCTGTTACTGCTCCGCCTGGTGAGTTGATATAAAAATGTATATCTTTTGTTGGGTTTTCTGCTTCTAGGAACAGAAATTGGGCACAAAGTAAGTCAGACTGATAGTCATTGACTTCACCTGTTAAGAATATAACTCTTTCTTTTAACAAACGTGAGAATATATCAAAGCTACGTTCTCCGTTTGCAGTTTGGTCTACGACCATTGGTACTAAGTTTGGCATACTTTTATTTATTCTCCATTTGTATTTGATTAAATTAATAATAACAGAAATTACAACAAAAGTCAATACAAAAAGTACGAAGTTTATATGTTGATAAATACTCTTAATAAGTATAGAGAGAACATTATGGCAAGATTTATAGGTTTCAGTACTAAAAACAAAAGTGCAATCAATCATACTCTAACTGGAAAAGAGTTAGTAGTAGAAGATTTATTGAATAATATCATGACTCGCAAAGGCGAAAGAATTATGATGCCTACTTATGGGTCGATTATACATGACCTTATCTTTGAGCCGTTGACCTCTAACATAAGAACACTTATTGAAGAAGATTTAACGAACATCATCAGCGATGAACCTAGAGTGAATTTAGAGTCCATTAACTTAACTGAAGGTGAGCATACAGTCACAGCATCTATTAGTGTCGCTATATTACCAGATAATGAGCCTGTAACACTAACAATAGATTTAAAGAGAGAATAAAAAAATGAGTCAAGAAAGAATAGATAACTTATTTGCAAGTGAAAGCTGGACCAGTGTATACACTGCTTTCAGTAACGTGAGTTTGAAGTCTTATGATTTCGATACAATACGTGAAAGTTTACTTGCGTACATCAATAAGACATACCCAGAAAAATTTAATGATTTTATAGCAAGTTCTGAATTCATTGCGATTTTAGACCTTGTAGCATACTTAGGACATTCACTAGCATTCAGAAGTGATATGAATACACGTGAAAACTTTATGGATACGGCTGAACGCCGTGAAAGTATTTTACGTATGGCTAGAACACTTGGTTATACAAAGACACGACCAATCAATGCAAGTGGTATGATGAAAATCACAAGCGTCACAACTACAGAAGATGTAGCAGACAACGAAGGTAACTCTCTCGCCGGCAACGTTGTTAACTGGAATGACTCAAATGATGTTGACTGGTATGAAAAATTCATTACTGTTTTAAATTCTTCATTCAATAAAAATACAAAAATTCAAGATCCTAGTGCAAGTTTGAATATCGGCAATGTTGAAAATTACTTATATGAAGTAAATGAGAACAAGAATTCTAAATCTATTGCATACGCATTCACATCGAATGTAGCAGGTGCCAATAGACGGTTTGAGGCTGTAAGAGCAAGTATCGAAAATAATAAGATTATAGAAGGTGCTCCGCTCAATGATAAAAATTTCACAATCATTAATAGAAATGATAACTTGGGACCTGCATCAGACAGAACAGGTTTCTTCGTTCTTGCTAAAGCAGGACAACTGCAATTTGAGAACTTTAGATATGGAATAAAGGCATCTAATAGAGTAGAAACATTAACAGATGCAAACGTTTCTAATACTGATGTTTGGTTGCACAAATTAGATAGTAACTTAAATTATAAATCAGATGTTACTAAAGTTGACAATGATACACGTGAAACTGCAATCTACAATTCACTTAGAACTGGAAATGGCGACCTTGTAAATATCTCAACTGGTATTAACAATACAATCGAACTTAGATATCCAGACGGTATATTCGGCAATGCGGCATTCGGTGATTATAGAGCATGGTTTAGAACTTGTACAAACGAAAACTTTTCTGTAAATTCAGGCGATATTTCAAACGTTACAATATCTATCCCATATACTGGTGCAGATGATAAGTCATACAGACTTACAATTACAATGGCAAGCACTAAAGACTTTGGTGAAAACTTTGCGGGTGAAACATTCACAAGCGTAAGAAGAATTGCACAGAAATCATATTACGCCCAAGACAGAATGGTCAACGCACAGGACTACAATGTATACCCATTAACATTAGGTAACAACATTGTAAGAAAGCTGAAATCAGTAAACACAAGTTTTGCAGGCAATTCTCGTTACTTTGAAATGGATGACGTTACCGGACATCACTCAAACTTAAGCATTACAGGAACAGATGGTTCTGTGTTTGTTGAAGACGAAAGCCTAAACATGTCATTGTACTTTAATAGGACTAGTGGCAACAGCGATGATTTTATTAGAAATGAACTTTCAAGAGCAATCGGACATCCGTCATTGTTTAATAAGTTTTATCATTTATACCGAGACGCGGCTAGTATTAATATTGACGTAAATGAATTATATACAAAAAGCCCATTAAATAATTTACAAATCGAAGGCACTGCGCCTTGGAATATAGAACAAGGTGACTATGTAAAAATACTAGGAGAGTCAAGTACGGAGTATTATGCAAGAGTTAAAAAAGTTGTTTCTACAGACCCAGGACAGATTATTTTAGATAGAGTCATTACAGAAAAGGGAACATTGAAATCTGTAATCAGAGGCTACAGAAGTAAATTTACAGAAGCAGAAATCACAGCAATCAAAACTCAAAAAATTGATGACTTGAATGTTACATCATTTACTTTATATTATGATGTTGCTCAAGGACAAACAACTAAATGGGAATGGAAAATATGGGATGGAGTAGTAGACCTCAGTGATAAAATAAAAGTAGAGTATGAATATAATCCTGGCATTCGAACCCACGAAACTATGTATGTTGCCAAAATTAACGGCAAGAAAGTTGTGTTTGAAAGCTACGACCAAGTTAGATTTTATTATGGCAACAATGAAGTAGTTGTAGACAATGAAACAAATCTTGCTGAAAGAGACAAACTATTAATTAACTACTATGATGGCGCTAAGACAGTAACCTCTTCGGACTCAAATATTTCAGATGAGATTACTGTAGGTTATACACCAGTGTCAGAATTTGCATCAAACGGCAGTGGCGGTGGAACATTCAAGGCAAAATATCGCAACACCGGTGCAGATGTAACATACGACTATGTTGAGAATAACAGTACTATTTCGACAGTTGATTATAAACATCAATTAGTATCGCCTGCGGGAATTACATACGACTTGCCAACTAGTGCAATAACTTCACCTGCAACACCAAATAATATCATCGGTTCAACTCCTGATTTTGAATTAGAACTTGAAGTTGATGATTTGTCTCAATATGTTTCATTGCTAACGAATGTAGAAGACGATTCGGTTGTAACGACAGGGTCTGAAACGCACATTTCACCAAACGGAATGCCAATTGATGGCGAACAGAACGCAGAAGCACAAGCAAACGCAGTAGCATCACATAGTACAATATCGTCCACTAACTTAAAAAATATACATGGGTTTAAGGGCGAACCTTCTTTATCATATTTTGGTTCTGCACCGACAACAAATAACTTTTTATGGATTGATACTAGTTCATTACCAACTGGAGAAACAAGAGAGACTGCAACATTTGGTATGACAGGTGTACAAAAAGATTTCATTACAGAATACTTGTCAGGAACTTCATCGTATAAATTTACATATCCATATAAGAATTGGAATGTACAACCAGATGGCACAGGCGGAGATGGTATAACACAATCTGATACCGCAGAAAATGATGTTAGATTTAAACAGACAGCATACGGTGAAATAAATTTCTCAACATCTGAAACTATAACACAATCTAATATGGTTATCAAAGATAACAACGGACAAATTATATCATCGAATCATTGTGAATTAGTAGCGGGTGCTGGCAATTCATATAAAATTATATTCTGGACAATAGATCCAGGCACTTCAAGTTTATTAGATGTTTTTGTAGGCGATGGTAGTGCCACTACTACATTAGCAGACTTTGGAGTCAAAGTTGTGGCCGATGTACAAGTAGCTAAGAAAGTTGAAGTACAAACATCATCTTACGTTACTACAAGTGCATATGTTTATGATGAATATAGAATAAGTTCAGGATACATTGATCCTACAAGAGTTAAATTACTGACATTAAGTGCAGACGGAAATCCATATGGATTATTGAATGTATTTAATTTAAAAGATGACCAAGGAAACGTGACTTCATCTAAATTTATTATAGAGTCATACAAATTCAGTCATGCAGGCTATGAAAATATAGATTTACATAGAGCATCAAAATCTGCAACAGCGGCACCAAATGCCGGAACAGTTAGTAACCCAACACCAGAAGGCAATTTACCAAGTTATAAAATATGGTTTAACACAGATGATAGCGAATGGTACTTATATCAAGCAGGTACTTGGTCAAAATCGTTTGTGTACTATGAACAATCTCCTACAGTTATTTGGTATGGCGACACACAATACTCAGTAGTCGATGGCAAAAGTTTTGTTGAAGACAAATTTATGAGTTATAGATGGGATCATTATGCAGACGTAGATAAAAGAATTGATCCTAGTACAAGTAATATCGTTGACATGTATGTTCTTACAAGTGACTATGTAAGACAAGTAAATCAATGGATAGCAGGTGGTTTCAAAACAGCAGTACCTACATCTCCAAATAATTACGAATTGTCAACATTGATGAGTGGTATTGAACCCAAATCGTCTATTGCAGACCATATTTCATATATACCAGTCAAGTTCAAATACTTGTTCGGCAACTTCGCATCTCCTGAAAATCAGGCTACATTCAAAGTTGTTAAGAAATCAGGAACAGCATATACTGACAGTGAGGTCAAGACCGCAGTGTCAACTAAAGTAAATGAATACTTCGAATTAGATAACTGGGAGTTTGGTGACACATTCTACTTCTCAGAATTAGCATCATACTTACATAATCAACTTGGAGATTATATTGCAAGTGTTGTTACAACACCTAAATATTCTACTAGCGGTTTTACAGACTTGCTAAGTATTACTAGTGAACCAAATGAAATTTTCTTAAGTGTAACAACATCAGAAAATGTTAAAATCATTTCAGCAATTTCATCATCAGAACTTCAAGGCGAGGATGTAGTAAGCAATGGCTAAGAATAAAATTTATGACTTTCTTCCGGGACATTTAAAGAATAGTGAATTACAAACTATCTTTGAAGGCACACTTGAACGAGCATTCTCAAAAGGCTCAGTCGAAAAGACAAGAGCATATGTTGGTAGAAAAGAAAAAGGAATAAACAGAGAAGAAGATATATATCTCTCGTTTCCTCCACATGCATATGGTCGTGAGAATTACGGTTTAGAACCAGTATACTCTAGTAAGAATGATAAGGTCTTTTATGAAGACATGTTGAATTCTTTATTTAATAAAGGTGCTTTGACAAATGACCATAGAAGATTATTCGATACTACAAAGAAAACAATTAATATACCAGTAGACTTAGACAAGTTTATAAACTACGAAATGTATTACTGGGTTAAGCCAGGATTCGACCTAACTATAACTGGTAGTAATAAAAAACATTATGTTACGATTGCCAGGGACGATGCAAATCTTTTTGCAGTTGATAACTGGTGGTCTAATGAAAACTCATGGTATCATTACGATGATATAAAATCATTTATAACAAGTACAAATAGTGATAAGATAGAACAAGCTAAACGTCCTATCATAGAATTTGATAGTAGAATAGAACTTGGAAATGATAGTTTAAATAAAGTCGCTTCAACAGATTGGGAGTTTCCTACATTTAAAATATATGACAAAGATGGCAATGCTGGAAATATAGTAGATTCAAAAATCTTTTCATATGTGATTGGTGATTCCGCATTATATAACGCAGACCAAGAATTAGGATTTGTTCCATTATTAAAAGCAGGCGATTATGCTAGTGAATTTCAATTTATTGTTGATATACCTGATAATGCACAATATGATTTAGATGGAGTAATGACTGGTATCTATATTGATACTACATTCGATTATAGAAACTTTAGACAAGAGTATGGAAGAGAATCTGGGAAAGTATTAACCTTATCACAAACACCAAAGACAACTAATGCCGTTGATGTTTATGTTGAGGGTATGAAACAGATTGCTAATTATACAGTTGATTTGACAAACAATACAGTGACATTGGATAATGAACCAGATGGGTTTGTGTATATTGATTACTGTACAAAAAGCGGTGTAGTAAATGATGGCGACAACGGCTTTCAACGATTGCATCACTCAATAGAATTTAACGTAGATAATAAAAGCTACAATAATATAAATTTATCATACTCAATATTGTATGAACATTTTTTAAGAATTTTAGAAACTGCTCCTGGTCTTACCGGTGAAGCAAATGGATTTAATAACTTTAGAAACCTAAATACTGTTGGACATCTTAACACTTTTCATAATAAAGGAAGTGTGTTAGTTACAAACTCTGTTGATGTTAAAGATGCATTCTTTTCTATAACAAGGGATGATTATGACCCAATAAAAGCAGTTGAGTTTTTATCAACAACGTATCAAGGATACAAAAACAAATTAGTAACGACAGTAAGAGATATTCTCAATGATGCAGGAAGCCAATCTAAATCAGACTTAATGATTTTAGAAGAAGCAATAAATCTAATTGCATTATCAAAGAGAGATAGCATTAGTATATTTGATAAACTTGACATGATTAATCATGGTGAATTATACTCTAATTACCAAGAAGCAGAAATAACAGAAATTATAGCAGATGCTACTGAACAGTTTGTACCTGATGAATTAGGAGCTATAGCGTTTCCTGAAACTCTGTCAGTATTTAAAGATGGTGTATTGCAAAGACTTAACATAGATTATACTATCATTATCAGTCAAGGCGGTAAGGATATTTTAAATTTTAGGTCTCCGGTATCAGGCAACAGTACTATCTATCTTAGAAGATATGATAGCATCAAAGAAACATTCGTCCCACCAAGTGCTACATACTTGAAATTATACCCAGCATTTAGACCTATGATTATGGATGATATGGGATATAGTTCCGGAGTAACACAATTCCTTATAGGACATGACGGTTCAAGAATGAAACTTTGGGGCGACAAGACAGATGACATTATGTTAATGTTTGAAACTCTTATATGGAACAACCTAGATGATAATCTTGCAAGAACAAATTTAGATGCTGTAAATTATGGGGTGTACAAATCTGCACCAAGCGAATGGTCTAATTCTGAAAAGAACTACACGATGTATCCTTTCTTTAAGAAATGGCTAATTAGAAATAATATAGATGATTTACAGAATACAGGATTTGATGCTAGTGATTGGACTACATGGAATTATAGAAACATAAATGCAGACTCTCCGGGACACTGGCGTGGTATATTTAAATATGCATACAATACAGATAATCCTATAGAAGAACCGTGGAAAACAATAGGACTTTCACAAGAGCCTACAACGTTTAGAACTACATACGGTTCCAACTTTGCTGACCCAAGTTTTTGGTCTAACTTATTTTCTATTAATAATATCACAAATGTTCCAATTCCAGTCGATGCTGGCGGCAACTATATTGATATTAATAATTTATTTTTTAGCGGATCAATCTTAAACAATGATATAGGCAGATTATCAGAAGATTGGGAATTCGGTGATGGATCTCCAGTAGAAATGGCATGGAAGAATTCAAGTGAATATCCTTTCATAGAATTCATACTAATGATGCTGACCAAACCTTTCAAAATATTCCACACATACAAAGATGAAATTGATACGAGTATTTCAATTTACAATAGTAGAGAAGGATATAATACTGCAAATATCATAATACAAAAACAAGATTATGAATTTAAACTTGGCTCAAAGCTAGGTGGATTTGTTAATAACTTCAAGCTGTTAGCAGAAAATACATCTATGACTAACAGTAAATATACAGAAATTCCTAAAGACAATTATGATTTAGTAATACATTCTGGTGAGCCGAATAGAAGTGAATTTTTCAGTGCTATTGTTATTGAAAAAGTTTCATTAGATAGCCCTCATCCGGTATATTCAAAAGCAAATACTATGACATATCTAAAAGGTGATATTGTCTTAAATGAGTTTGACGGCAAATATTACAGAAGAATAGCAGAGTCACAGACAGCAAAAGAACAACAATCAAGTCCTATAATTCAATTTGATTATCAAGCATGGTCTCTTATCTCTCAACCAAAGACACAATCATTTGGATATAGAATACAAGGATATGACGATATCAATCCTACATTCTTTGCAATGGATTGGGATAGAACATCTGGCGAAAAGGCATTCAGTACTAAAGGTGACAGAATGCATCTTTCTGATTGGCAACAAGGAAACTATTATAGACAAGATTCTTATATGAAATATCAAGGACAGCCTTATGTTTGTCTAAATGCACATACATCTACTACATTGATAGATGATAACATTGAGGATTGGAAACAGCTAGTAGAATGGCCAGTTACTAATGTAGTTACAGCATACGGTTGGAAAAAGTTTAAAAATGATGCTGTAAAAACATTCAACTATGGTGATATTTTAACTTCGATAGATGATGTCGCACACTTGATGGTAGGCTATCAGGAATATTTAGGACTGATAGGTTGGGGATTTACGGATATAGATGAAGATGGAAACACCATTGACTTTAAACAGCTTTTATTAAAATTCTTAGAATGGAGTTCAGAGACACATGAACCAGGAGACTTTATTACACTATCTCCTGTATTATTAACAGGTAGTTTCACTGCACCATATGGTGTCGCATCAGTTAGAAAAGAAACACATAAAAACTTCTATCGTGTTGTAGATGCATCTGGAAGATTAATTCCAAACTCAGAAATATCATTCACAACAGATGGCAAGGCCATAAACTTTAGAAGTAATGTTCCGGTATACGGGATGAAGATTGATATACAAGACGTAGAACATGCGTTTGTAGTAGACAGAGTAGATAGTTATGGTGACATAATATATGATCCTCATATGCACAATAGAAACTTACGTATGCAAATTGATTGTAATAGGCAGTCAGATTGGGACGGAACTTTAACAGTTGACGGTTATTTAACATACGGCGATGAACTAATACCTAACTTTGAAACAATGGCAGAAGAGTCAAAGTATTACAGAGATACACTTATTGACCAAAGTTTGGAAGCAATAAATGGGCTAAAAGGTTCACAAATAGGATATAACAAACGAGCATACTTAAGCAATCACGGCATTGAAAGAGAAAGTGCGTTAGAATTCTATAAAGGCTTCTTGGCACATAAAGGAACTGAGTCTTCTATTAACAGAATTATTAACAACAATAGTAACTTCAAAGATATTACTCACCAAGATGTTTGGGCAATAAAAGTAGATGACTATGGTAAAGTAAACAACGGATATAATATAACTAAGTCTGTCAACACTATTGACATTTTAAGTGACCCACATGCTGTAGAATTTGATACGCTTCCTAGGCCTTTTGTGTACAGAGATATTACAAAAGAATTTCCAATTAGAACTACAGGATATGTGGATGGAAATGACGTTAATTACACAGTAAAAACAGAATATGATTTAACATCATTGAATGCCAATACATTATATGAAGGCGATACAGCTTGGTTGCAGTTCGACCCAATACGTGAATGGGACGTAAGACGCTTAAGTGAAGTAGCAGAAATTTCTTATGTTGGTGAAACAGAAGACAATCAGTTATATTTGGGTTTAGTAAATGAAATTGATATCGTTGATAGCGTATATATAAAAATTAAAAATGAAACTATTGATCCAGAAATTGCAGATTATTATTATCTAGTAAGCAACGGCACAAAAGAAGTAGGCGGAATTACAATATATGAGTACCTAGTATTTGAATTAAATTATGAACCTCTTATTGTAGAAATCGATAGTTCAACATCTAGCAGTTTGTTTGTACCAACTTCATCCTCACAAGGAGTTGAAGCAATAGGCTCAGTAAGTAACCCAGTATTTGCATCAGGTGATGCATTAGTAATTGATGGCATAAGCTATACTTACACACCAGGGTCTGGTTCAGTATCAAGTGGAATTGCAATAGGTGGTGACGGTGCAACAGTTGATCCGGTAATATCAGCAAATGAAAAAATGCAAATGGTTGTATATGGAAACAATGGAACTATTGTAAACTCGAATACAGTTGTTACATTTAGAGGAACAACAGCAACAGCAACATCGGCGTTAGCGTCAGTCAAAGATGACATAATTGAAATTGATGGTACACCATTGACTATTGGATATAGTGCAATTTCTAGCATCAGCGAGACTTCATCTGTGACAGAAACAACTGCGGTTGCATCAGGTGATACTATTGTCGTTGATGGAACAACAAAGTCTTTTGCAGACTTAACTGTTACTGGAACTGTTTCAGCGCCAACTATACCTCAAAACAAACCACTACAGGTTAATGGAACATTGCTATCACTAACCGCGGCAGATGATATAGATGCAGTTATACTAAACATTAATACGAATAGTCTTGATGTTATTGCAAGTAAAACAGCGAATGATGAGTTAATATTAACTACAACAAGTGGTGTACTTGAACTATCAGGTTCCGCACTAACTGACTTGGGTTTATCAACTACTTCATCATATAAACAAAGTAAGTTTAAAAATATTGCTACAGAACTATCTACAATATCAGGTATAACATCTACTGTATCAGCGGGCGGATTGTTAACTATTGCAAGTACAAACAACACAATGACATTGGCTGGGACAGCATTGTCGGTGTTAGGCATGACTGCTGGTAATTATAGTGCAACAAGTAATCCAACTGCACAATCGGTTGTTAATCAAATCAATGCGTTGGGTATTGTAGACGCATCAGCATCAGGTAACGCAATAACAATTTCTAGTTCAAATTCAGATTTAGTTATTACAGAAACAACACCGGGCGCTATGGGTAGACTAGGATTTGCTACAACTACTGTAACAGTAGACGCACTAACAAATATTATTGAAGATATTCAAAATCAAGCATTACAGGGTGTAACAGGTGTAACATTATCTAAGAGTGCATCGGGCAGACAATTACAGATTGTTAGTTCACAGTCAAGTATAGTTCTTTCTAATATAACTGGTAATCCATTAAACGATTTGGGTATACTTGTAGGAACTTATAATAATTCTACAACAGTAAGTAGCAGTGCATCAGAATTCAAAGATTATATAAACTCACAATCAAGTGATATCATTGTAAATATTACAAGTGATGGTAGAATGGTATTCACTACAAGTGCAGTTAGTTTAACATTTAGCGGAACCACAGACGCAATGTTATCTAAGTTAGGATTATATAGAGACTATACAAGTGTTACAAGTAACGCAAACTTTAAAGCAATGCGTTGGAAGTCAATGAGATTTACTCCTAATTATTTGTTTGAAACATTTGACGAGTTCTATACAGACTTAGGATTAAATGCAGAGGCTTTGATTTGGGCAGATGATTATATAAGTGAAGGTTGGGCTGTCTTAAACAGAAATAGCACTGGTTCTCTTTTAATAAGAAACAGACAAGCAAACACACTTGAAGTAGATTACATGAAGCGTGTGATAATAAAAGATGGTAATAACTTCTTTAACTATCAACTATATGACCCACTTAACTTAAAATTCCCAGGTTCAGCAACAAGAGATATTGATTACGTTACATGGGAAGATCCGGCTGGGTATGATACTACAACAGACAATGAACTATGGCTTGATGAGAACTTAGGAAAGATTTGGTGGGACACTACACTCGCACGTTACTATAGGTATAATGATTATGGAGACGCAAACAAATTAATAGTCGAATCATTTGCATCAAAGTATTGGGGCAAGTTGGTTGCAGGTTCAGAGATTAATATTAAACAATGGTCTAAGAGCGAACAATTACCAGAAGGAATAACAAAGTTCACAACCAAAGTGTACTTTGATACAACAAAGAATAAATCTATTACTGAATACTACTATTGGAGTGAAGTGGGAAACAGTCCAGTCGCTGGTAAGACATTAAGCATTGCAGAAATAAAAATGCTACTTGAAAGCGGTGATATTAATAATAAGTTTATTCCAATTTCAAATAATAAAATACTTATAAGCAACAATGCATACATATTTGAAAACGAATCGATTGATGTTTCTATCGAATATAGAGTAACATCAGATATATCAGCCAAACACACAGATTGGAAATTCGTCAAAGAAGGCGGAAAATATGATACGAGTGTAGTTGATGGCGAACTACAAAGGCAAATGATTGATAGTATCGCTAATGTTCATTTTGAACAGTATGACCAGAAGAAAGTTGAGCAATCTATGTTGGGTGATCCTAATCACACAATTATAACATTCCCAATTCTTTCAGGTTTATATGGCGGCGGCAGAGACGATGCAACCATCAATGATACCGTTGTTACACTTAACTCTAAAATAATCGATGCATCAGATATTGGGTTTGATATTTCTACAACAAATCCAAATTTGGCTAAGTTGCTAATTGCTAAGTCAGTAACAGTATTACCAGACGATGTAGTAAGAGTTTACAGAATGATACCTACAGAAAATAATTGGTTTACGAATCTACAAATTGCTAGAGAAAACTTTGCATCAATTCTTAACAAAGAGTTGTCTAACAAACACTTAACAGGTAGCTTCCCATTCTATAAAGATTTTATAGAACCAGACCAACTTGCATTATCATTGGGTGACTGGTACTTAGCAGACGAATACAAAGAAATTAAGAGATACGGATATCTATCAAAGACACGCAACTTTGACATGCTAAAATTATACAAAGAAGGCGTAACATCATTCAAGTTAGAATTGCCTACACACGATGAGTATTATGCTGAACATGACGGTGCTTTGCGTTTAGTTCATAGTTCAAAGAACGCACTTAGATTATCTTATAATGATTTAGTATTTCCAGAGAATGACCAAGCATCTGCAAAATATTACGAAAATGCATTAGGTGTTCAAATACACGAACTAATGGGATTGTTAATAACATATCCTAAGAGAAATCTTCTTAACAATCTATTATTTGGTATGATTAATTATATGTATACTGAGAAAACACATCCAGATTGGATATTCAAATCAAGCTATATTGATATCACAATGTATCATAGAGACTTAAGACAGTATGCTATATATCAACGTGACAGCGAAGAAGATATTTTAGAATATCTAACTGAGGCAAAACCGTATCATACAAAGATACGAACAAAGACACGCATATACGGAAAAGACGAACTTATAAAGTCAGATGTAGATATTGAAGAAAAAATGGAAATCTCACTTGACTTTGGTAACCATTCACGTTATATTGAATCAGACACTATTGACGGCGGCGATGAGCAGATTATCGATGCAGATAATTATGTCGATATCGCAGACGGAACATGGGAACAAGGAAGACTATTAAGAACCAGACAAGAATATACTGCCGAAGCAGGCGGGTTCGATACTGGTCTTGTACTTCCTACAATACTAGATTCATCTACTGTGATGGTTAAGCAATATACAGATGCAACGAAGACAACGCACGACAAAACATACATGTTCGTATATGACATGTTCGGACGTGGTTGGAGAATTGGAGTTGATGCAGAATCTACAGCAACATCATTTGATGGTACAACAGTTGTAGTAGATACACCAGCATCATTTAAGACTGCATCTAAGAAGAATAAGAAACTAATTGCTTTTGAAAACGAAACAACAGGTGTTATAGAATTTATGACATACAATAAGAAAGCAAGTCAAAACCTTACTATTGACGAAAGAGGACTCTATACAGGATTGCATACAGCACCGGGATCAACTAGCAAAGTATATGCGTTAGATACGCCACTTGAAATGGTTCTTCACGGAAAACTTAAGACAGAATGGATATAAAACCATATAGAGAGTATTTTGATAAATAGTTAAGATTACTAAGAGAGATAAAAATGTTTAAAGATAATATAGAAGCACAAGTAGTTGGTGTACTAAAAATCTCTGACAAAGAGACAGGCCAAGTACTTGTAAACAAGAAAAATGCTATTCATCCAGGAAATATGGCATATGTTCTAGCGTCTGGACTTGCTGGTAAGCCAACAAGTATCAATTCGACTGGTTCAGCACCATATATCAATTGGATGGCATTTGGTAATGGTGGGAGTAATTCAACTACTACTCTATCTTACCGTTCTCCAAGAGTATTCACAACTTATGATACATTGGATATGACAGCGAGTAATTCAAAGTTATATGCAAAAACATATCAACAGGAAACAACTAATACAGTTTTTTATCCTGGCGAGAGTGTTAATGGAACACTTATTCCAGAAAACACTTCTAAGATTAATTTCAAAGTAACATTGTCGCACAATGACTATGAGAGTATGTTGCAATTAACTGATCCTACTGTGAGTACACCGGAAACAGATAGTTCGACAGATGCTAATAGTGTCGCGGCATTTACTTTTGATGAAATTGGTTTATTGTCTGGCGTCACTAACGCCGGAGAGTTACAAGAAGAAAAGACCCTGATGCTAACACATGTAACATTTCATCCTGTGTTATTATCAGCGAATAGAACTATCGTTATAGATTATACGGTAACTATTCAACTTAGCTAAGAGGAATCCGGAAATACCTCGAGGTTAAGTATAATTTAATGACTAGTCAAATTTAGGAGTATAAACATGGCGGTGATATCAAATAGTGACTTAAGTACACTAAGAGACACCTTAAATTCAATTTTGAATGGAACAGGAGTCGGCGGTGGCTATAACCAAAGTCACACAGTTGCGGCTAACCCTTCTGCGGGAGATACAATCGATGATGCATATCAAGATTCAATCTATTCCGCGGCGGCAAAGGTAGCAAATTTTTATAATATTAGTAACCCATTTACGGCAGTTGATGCTGGTGATGTAATTGACGATGCACAATTTTATAATGACGCATCATCATTTACTAGTTCAATCAGTACACGTTTTGATAATCCATGGGATTATTCAACTGGTTGGGACATGAGTGTTACATCAGAGACTTCACAATCAGTAAGCAACTGGAACGGCACAAGAACACAAATCGTTAAAGTAGCTTTCGGTAGTGAAGCAAACATGAATGCGTGGATGTCAGCAGGTGGGGAAATTAGAATTTCAGCATCACATAGCGATACAAGTTCAAACCAACAAGGTACTTCGTGGGAACAACTAACAGCAGAATTAGGAACATATAGAATTTCATTACGTGCAACAGATTCAACTAACGTTGATACGTCTACACGTAAAAAGTATTCTGACCTAAGTGGTTCTTACGCAGAAATTAAGAAAGAATACGCAAACGATGGCGACTATAGTTCAAACTATATTTCTATTGAGGCTTACAAATCAGGTGGCGACATTTATGTTAAAACTACTTTAGCAGATGCACACGTGGCACGTTCTGGTTCTGGGTCAGGTTATGCAGGCCCATGGTCTTGGTCAGGCGCTGACCAGGCAGTAGGGACTTCAACAGTCGCATTAACATCATTAAAATTAAGTAATACATCAGGTTCTGTTAATTTAACAAATCCAACATTTACAATTACGGACAACCTATAATAGGTTTCCAAGATGAAAAGAGATAGGTTAACAGCATGCCACAAAGTTACTACTTAGGAGGAAAGATACGAGCATCCGATTATAACGGTTTCGCAGATGATATAAACGAAATTGTTGGAATTGGTGCGGTCGACTCGGGTTATGGTCAAAATCAACTCGTTATCCCTCACGTAGCTAGTGGTACAAAAATTAACGCTTCTCACATGCAGTTACTCCTAACTGCTCTTAAGTTTGCAGGAAGGCATCAGGGAACTAGTATAGCTTCACCAGAAGATACTAGTGACCCTGCTTTCCCAACTGCAGGCAAAATTATTGAAATAATCCCAGATTTATTATCAGACATTACAAATGTTCGTGCTAATAAACTAAATTTTGATATCGCACAAATGACCGCAGAGTCTAATAAAATTTCATCATCTAAGACATATGATGTTCCAGGTGCTGGTGCAATCCACACTTGGAATTCAAATATATTTTATGAAGTATCTGCAATTTTTGCCAACGCAGATGACCGAAGACATTTCTTCAACGCAGGCGGAGATTTAAGACTAGATACTTCATTAGCAAATTATGACGTTTCCCATAAGCAAAGTACTGACTGGGCCACAATGTTTACAAACATTGGAAATGTCAAACTATCACACAACGTTACAGAATCTTCTGGTGGTGTAGGAACACCAGCTGGTGGATTTACATCATTAACATCAGCATATTCTAAAATATATGAAAAATCAGGTGGCGATGGTAGCAGTGGTTATTATACAAATAACAAATTCGAAGTACATGCTAGATTAAATGGCACAAATGCAATAGATATTAAAGTAGAATTCTATGATGCATATGCAACAAGTCAATATAATTTGACTGATTATGTCGCCGGCACATTATCAGTACAAGTAGATTTGCTACGTGCAGATGACCAAGATGCATCTGGACTTGGCGTACAACTATCCTCTCCGACTTTTTCACACATTTCTGAACTTTAAGGCTTGACAAACAGTCTGTTTTCTTGTATTATATAAAGAATACAAGGAGTATAACCATGTCAAATAAAGAAACTATTACGCCTTCAAGTGAACAACTTGAACGGCTAGAAAGAGCATTAGAGTTTTCGAACACTATGCAGACTTTCAACCTTAATAAAAACAACTTAAAAGTTAAAACACAGAATTTATTGAACTATAGTAGTTCTGGTGGTACATTTAAAGTATCACAAGAATTGATTAATTTTATTAATATGATTGTTGTGTCTGGAAAAGATGAAGTAATTCTCTTAGACAAAAACGACATTCCAATTAAAATTGAAGATACTAAGAAATTTTTAGAAGATATTTCTAGTTTGTATTTCGAAGTCATTAATGAATATTATAATGATTATCAGAAACTACGTAGTTCACGTAAGATTGAGAAGGTCTTGGAAATCTAATGAGCAAAGGCATTATAATCTTTGCGACAAATAATGGTTTACTAGATTACATAAAAATTGCATGTACATGTGCAGGATATGTAAGAAAAAATCTATCAGGGTTTGACGAAATAGCCCTAGTTACAAACAATGAATCATTGTTAGACAACGAAGAACTAGTAAACAAATATTTTGATAGAACTATTATTTCCGCATCAACACAAGATAGTAATATAAGGTTATTCAAAGATACTGCACAACAATCGCAGTATGCACCTTTCGTCAATATGTCACGTAGTGATGTATATGACCTATCACCTTACGAAGAAAGTTTGGTAATAGATTGTGATTACTTTGTAATGAGTGACACTCTTGACCAAGTATGGGGTAGTGAAAACGACTTCATGATTAATTGTCAATATAGGGACGTAGCTGGTAGACATGGCGGCAACGTTTCCTATATTGACGATTTCTCCATACCGATGTATTGGGCAACAGTCTTTTACTTTAGAAAATCCGAATACACTGAAAACTTATTCACTTTAGTTAGTCATATAAAAGAAAACTATAAGTACTATTACTATTTGTATAATTGTTCTGGTACACTGTTTAGAAATGATTTTGCGTTCTCAATGGCTGTTCATATTTTAAATGGACAAGTAGCATGCCAAACACCTTCATTGCCTATTGATTATCTAAACAACAGTTTTGATTTAGA